GTGCCGGCATCTGGCTCGGCATGTACGACCCTGTCAAGAAGGTGATTGACGCGTCAGTGCCCGAGCCGTCTGAGTAAACAGAAAAAACAACAAAAACAAAACAAAAAACAAACAAAAGACAAAAAACAAAAAAATTTTTTTTGTCAGTTGCTGTAATGACAGTAAAATTGAACTCACGAGCGCCCCTGAATTGAGTGTCCCCCCAAAACATCAAGAAAATGTCTTCCCTCGCAATCAAGCAGATGATCGCCACGCTGGAGGAGCAGCTCCAGGCTGGTCTTGACGTTAAGAGCCAGCTCGACAACCTCTACAAGCAGCGTGACGCCGAGCAGAAGGTGGTTGTAGACGCTGCTCTTGCCGCTGAGCACCAGGCAGAGCTTGAGCAGAAGAAGCGTGACAAGAAGATGAAGATCGTTCGTGTTGCGCCAGAGGCGCCAGCTGGTCGCACCATCAAGTGCTGCGACTGCCCAACGGAGTTCTTCTTTGCGCAGAAGGAGGAGGAGCTCTTTGCAGCAGAGGGCATGCAGCCTCGCAAGCGCTGTGCTCCGTGCCTCCAGGCAAAGAAGGACAAGCAGCCCCAGCCGATTGAGCTTGAATGCACCGAGTGTAAGGGCACCTTCATCTTCGGCGTTGGCTCGCAGAAGAACTTCAAGACGCAGGGCTGGGCAGCGCCTAAGCGCTGCTACGACTGCCGTAATCTGAAGAAGGTGAACGAGGCTGCAGCTGCGCGCAATAACGCTGCAATTCTCGAGGCTTCCACTTCAGTCCCAGTGCCAACAGAGACATTCATCGTCGGCGACGTCGTTATTCCTCTCGCGTAAAGACAAAACAAAAAACAAAAATAAAAATAAACCAAACAAAACATAAAAAAATTTTTTCAGATATTTCCACAGTAAAATTGATTACACTGTCACGCAAGGGGATAAGTACCCCCAAAAAAATCAAGATGCCGTTTACTCTCAATACTTTCACACTTGAAGAGCAGATCGCTGCAACCCAGCCGACGGGTAAGCATCTGCCAACTGTCTCAATGATCCTCGCAGACGAGGAGAGTGGCTGGCTAAATCAGCCACTCAAGGGCAACCAGACGCTCCATGACTACGACGTGGCGCAGAGTAAGATTGATCTTGCCGACCTTGTCAAGCATAAGAACACCCTAGAGAAGAAGATCCCCGAGCTCCAGAAGGAACTTCTTAAGCCTGCGAAGGAGGGCGGCGGGCGTCTCCTGACGAAGAATCAGCTCAAGGAGTTGTATGCGTCACTCGCTCTTTGTAACTGTCAGATCACTCCCGTTGAAGCCGCACTAAGGAAGCACTCGAAACTTCAAGAGAATGCAGGAAAGGAACTTACTGCTCTCCGTTACGTTGTCAACGAGTACAAGAACAATAAGGACCGTGTCTGGCTGGAGAAGGCTGTTCATCTCGCATGCGAGTCAACGAACGAAATCAAGGGTCTCTCGTCATCAGTTAATACAGATGATCAGAGCGCATGGTAAGTAAAATTGACTAACAAAAAATATAAATAGAAAATGGGGTCTGCCCCCCTTAACCACCGTACTAAATCTCCAGGGAAGTGGTTATGCGAGCATCGCGTGATGTCTATAAGTGAGTATACAGATATAACCCATCAAAAAAGCAGACATTTTTTACTGTAAATAAAATTGAACGTTAAAAAGCCAGCAACTAAACTGCTCCCTCAATAGAAACAAATGAAGTACACGGTGAAGCCGCTGACCTGTCTTGACTACAGGACAGCGAAAGAGACGTTTCTTGAGGTCTTCGACAACAGTGAATTTAGTGATTTTACTTCCGCTTGGAGAAACAGAGTCAGAGAAGAAAGTCTGGGTGTTTACACATACACAAATGAGCTCGTCGGGTTTGCCCTGGTTGATTACCAGAGAAAACTCAACTTCATTACAATTCACCCAGACTACCAGAAATACAAGTTAGGTACACAGCTTTTACAGAAGATTCTGAAGAAGTGTATTGAGGGACGAAAGGGTCTCCACCTAATCCCTGTTCCCAGCGACCACGTGATCGCCTGGTACAAAAAGAACGGATTCTACGAATCAGACACGTATGAAGCCGTCGACGGAAATCGTTGGATGCACCTCGGCTTTCACACCTATGAAACAAGAAGGCAGGCACCGTTTCTTCTGTCGCTGACCACCAAGTAAATTTGAACTTATTTTTTACATACCGACTAGTAGGAAAATGACAACAAAGCGAGGAGCAAACGCATTCAAGTCTGGCATGGAATTTGAGGGCGGTCTTTTACAGACTCTAAAGCGCACATACGACATTGAGAACGGAGATTGTCTCTGTGCCTTTGATGCCGTTGGAGCTGGAGCAGGAGAGGGCATTGATGTCCCCTTTCACTTTCGCGGCGGCTCTTATGGCCTGGAAGCGAAGACCCTCAATGCATCCGAGGGCGGACAGAGGAAGTTCACTCTCGTAAATGACGTCCTTCAATTGCCAGATGACGAGCGCACCAAAATCCACAGGGCACTTTTACCAGAGAACTTTGTTCTGTGGGATGGAAAGGTCCCGTCCTTTATGAAGGGCGACCGCAGTCAAGAGACCTGGAACAAGGAATCTGCCTCCTTCCGTGATGTCTACGTGAACGCTTCTTCTACGACGATCGCCGACTTCTACAAGAAGAAGGGCACACACTACATTCAGATTGAGGGTAAGGGCTTGTATCACACGGGCACTGATCCCTGTAACTTTGGAGTTCCGCTCTTCTCCTGCGCCTCTCGCCTCCGCATTCGCTGTAAGCGTCATCATGGATCCGTACCTGGAACCGTCATGGCTGCTCTTAATTACAATAAAAATACCTTACCTAACTCGCCGTTCTGCTTGATGAACGGACCTCTGCCACCTAGTCTCGCCCAGCTCAACTAGGAAAGATTAGAACCTCTGAAGACTCTTTAGAAGAATTCATACCATAAGACCAAGACACTTTTTCTATTTTACATTCTTTGTAGAGATCTCTGATATACTGACAATCATTATAACAGAGAACCCAATCCGTTCGCCCCTTCAACACTTCTGAAAGACCGACGTGATTAAATCCCTCATGCATGTCGCCGTCCCTACCATAGATGTATGTACTAATATAATAAGGCGGATCCAAGAACAGTATTGTATCGTTGGTCTGTGGATGCAAATGAATGAACTCGAGACAGTCCTTATTTTCCAGAGTAAGACCTTTCAGGTCTAGGGCGCCGATCTTTTTGACCGAATTCTCTGTGAAGCGTTTCTCACCAGATTCAGCTGAGTAGCCACCACAGAATGTCGAGCCGCTAAAGGATGACCGATTGATGACAAAGTATTTTGCGGCGACACTGATCGGGTCTACATCAAGAAGAATGCTTTCACGAATAGCGGCAAACTTTTCTTTGGTCATTGGCTGATAGGTTTTTATAAGAGCTTGAAGAGCAACTGGCTCTTCTTTAGACATGAGCCAGAACGTATAAAGTGGCTTAAACAGATCGTTCGTAATTAGTTTGTACCCGAGCGACAACATGTGAAGCTCAAACGAGCCGCCGCCCATAAACGGAGAGAGTAGCGTCTTTTGTACTGGAAACCGTTTCTTTATAAGAGGCTCCAGGATTTTGATGGCGCGCGTTTTTCCTCCAGGATAGCGAAGAGGTGATGGTGTCATCTGTACCTAGTCTCTGGAATTTTCTAACGTCAATTTTTTAAAAATTGATTTGCTTTTTGGGCTGATGGGTATTGTGTCGCGGCGGCGACAATGGCGCTATAGTCTAGTGGTCAGGACAGGAGGCTTTGAACAAGTCAGATACCTCTTAACCCAGGTTCGATCCCTGGTAGCGCCATGGTGCGAAAGCACAAAAGAGTTGACAATCTCTTTCAAAAAAGGTCACTGAAACGAGGATGTCCGAGTGGTTAAGGAGACAGGCTTAAGATCTGTTGGCGCAAGCCTCGTGGGTTCGATCCCCACTCCTCGTATCGAGTTTCCTTGTTCTCCAAAAACAGGGTGGCGATCAAGCGATCCGTTTAGTTGTTATCGTTAAACGACTATTTACCGATATGGTGTAGTGGTTAGCATAGGGCTCTTTCACAGCCTTGACCCGAGTTCGATTCTCGGTATCGGTGTAACTACTTTTTTACGATATTATTTTCCAGATAAATCCTCCTGCCGATTTTTTTCTATTATTACATACAGCAGAAATAGATCTCTCATTAATCTTAGTTTCAATGCTAGCACTATGTATGCTTTCGAATGTCTTTACTAAAACCAAAGTTGAAAAATAAAAAATTGAGCCGCCCAGGCGACTAAATCGTGGTGTCGCCTGTTCAGTAAGCATAGCGACCCCAAAGGCTCCCAACAGCAACCTTTAATAATTACCTATTAAATGGAGCCTGCACAAAACGCTCATAATTCAGTGGTAGAATGCTACACTTCCAATGTAGATACGCGTGTTCGATTCCCGCTGAGCGTAAAGAGTTTGGTAGTTCTCTATAAAAACACCAAGCAACGAAGATGTCCGAGTGGTTAAGGAGACGGTCTCAAGATCCGTTGGAGCAATCCGCATGGGTTCAAATCCCATTCTTCGTAAAGAGTTTGTTCGTTCTCTAAAAACGAATTCAACCGCGTTAGCTCAGTTGGTAGAGCATCGGGCTTTTAATCCGATAGCCAAGGGTTCGAGCCCCTTACGCGGTACAAGAGTTGATGAACTCTCCAAAATCATCAGTTAACCGGTTTAGCTCAGTTGGTAGAGCGTCGGCCTTTTACCAAAGGTTATCCTTCGGATGTAAGCCGAATGTCGCGGGTTCAAGCCCCGCAATCGGTAACAACCACTTTTTTTTACAAAAAAAATTGAAGGCAAACACGCTACCCTTTGAGGCTATGCCAAATAAAAAATGGAGACAGTCTACACAGTCGTCGAAAACGGAGATGCCTATCCGTTTGCCTTCACAACCTACAAACAGGCGGTCAATGAAGTAAAGAGAAAACACAAAGAGACGTTGGATGAAGACGAAAAGTCGTTAAAGTTGCCTGAGAATCAGGGTTTACAATCATGTAATGAGATTGATGTACCAGAGGCTAAAGAAAGAATCACACGTTTGTATATTGAAAAAGGAATCCATATTGAAATTCATAGGCTTCCTATCATAACAAATAACACTTATACATTGGAAGATCTCTTCACTCTTGTGGCGCGCAACTCCTTCCATGTAACAGATAAACAAAGAAACCAGCTCTTTCAGCAGATCTGCACTGAGCTTGATGAGCGATACAGCGTTGAGCGTCCTGCTCTCAGAGAGATGATGAATATACCTGAACTTAGGCTGGAAGAGCACTGTAAGGAGTGTAATACGCCCATTCCTGAACAGGAATCAGAAGATGAAGTGGAAGATCCTGTGCTCTGTTTCAAATGCATGCATAGTCAAAAAAAGTAAAAATAAAAATTGAGCCGAGCCGCGGCATAGAATGAGTTGCGCACCTGTGGCGTAGTGGATAGCGCGTCCGCCTTCTATATCTGGAAGTTTAGCGGAAGATCGTGGGTTCAATCCCCACCAGGTGTACCATTGCCTTGATAGCTCAGTGGTAGAGCACCCGCTTTGTATATTACATAGCATTACATAGTAGCGGTAGGTCCTGGGTTCAATCCCCAGTTGAGGCATTTGCCCTTTTAGGGCTCCAGAGCTCTCATAGCTCAGTTGGTAGAGCGCGGTGCTTATATTGTCATGATATACTAGATGCAACGCCGAAGTCCTGGGTTCAATCCCCAGTGGGAGCAAACTTTTTTTTAGATGTTTTATATCTAAAACAAAGTTTATATGTCTTATTATTATGAAAAATGTATTATGTGCTTCTAATCATGTTAAGCACTTAGATTCGTTTCTATTTTTTTTAAACTCAGATTTATGTCCTGAAATAGATGTACCTATTGTTGTACGTTATTATAATGAAGAACTTCTTCCTCCTTCTTTCATATATTATAATACAGAACAATTAACATCAAAAAAGAATAAGTTAAAACTAGATTATATAATAAACTACATAAAAAAGCACAATATAAAAGAGGTTTGGGATTATAGTAAATCCAATATAGAACTCTTTTTAAATAATTCTATTGTTGCAAAGTATGTTCCATTACAAACTCCTAAATCGTATTCAGATAAACTACAAAAATATAGAAATGAAGGAATTCTATATGATGTTGGATTTTGTGGGTCAGTTACTCAAAGAAGACAAGATATTTTTAATGAGTTAAGAAAAAATAATATTAATGTAAAAGTTATATTAGCATTCGGTGAGGAGAGAGATAAAGAGTTAGCTAAATGTAAAATACTTATAAATATTCATGCAGAAGAAGACTATAATATCTTTGAATCTTCTCGTTGCGATGCCTGGTTATCTATTGGTGTGCCTATTATTAGTGAAAATAGTTTGGATAATGATCCCAGATGTATTAATGTTGAGTATAATCAACTAGTATCTAAAGTAAAAGAAATAGTACTAATAGAAAAAAATAAAAGTAAAATGTCAATCTGCCTAGTGATGATAGTAAAGAATGAAGAGGAAGTTATTCGTCGTTCGCTTTCAACAGTACTACCTTTTGTAGATACATGGTGTATTGTTGATACAGGTTCAACAGATTCTACAATGACAAAAATAAAGGAGATTACAGAAGAGTTTGGTGTAAAAGGTACTCTATATCAACGTCCGTGGAAAAATTTTGGACACAATCGCAGCGAAGCACTTGAACTTGCCAGACCACTTGCTGATTGGAGTATGATGTTTGATGCAGATGATATTTTCAAGGGATTTGAAGAAAAGAAAAGGGAAAATAGACCTACTTTTTCTAAAGATGTAGATGTGTATAATTTAACAATTAAAAGAGGTAATATGACATGGTATAGACACGGATTTTTTAATAATACTCGTATGTGGCGTTATATAGGAGTTGTGCATGAGTATCCTGAGTGCCCAGGTATTCAAAATCAAAAAACAGTGCTATTGGAAAATTTGTATATTGACGCAAGGACAGAGGGAGCAAGGAGCAAGGATACAGATAAATATAAGCATGATGCTGAACTATTAGAGAAAGATCTAGAAGAAAATCCTACAAATGAACGATCTATGTTTTATGCTGCTCAGAGTTGGCGAGATTATGGCAACAATGAAAAAGCTTTTTTTTGGTATAGTAAAAGAGCAGATACAATGACTGGTTGGTACCAGGAACGTTATATTAGTCTTTATAATATGATAAAACTAACCGATAATTTAGAAATAAAATTTCATCTTGCTTGGCGAGCACTTGCCGTCTGCCCTAAACGACTCGAAGCTACATATGAAGTTTTACGATACACACGTTCAAAAGATTTATGGAGTCAACAAGCTTATGCTCTTGGATATGTTTCTAATAATGAAGCTACAAGAAAAGTAGATTCTGGTTTTTTATTTTTTGATAATGCAATACATGATTATGCTTTTGATGATGAATTTGCTATTCATTGTTATTATTTATATAAGTTTAAAGAGTGTGCTGAATTTGCATATAGAGCTTTACAAAATGCGCCGCCCCAACAAGTAGAGCGCATTAGGAAAAATTATGAAGTTGCTATACTAAAGAAGTCGTAAAAATTGAACAAATATATTTATACAAATGAATGAAATAAAATGAACGACGCCCTTTATCTTACACTCAAAGTATTTGCGAAATCCCTCGGAACAAAAGAAGTTGTAGAGATTTGTCAAAGGTTTATTCTTGATAGTATTCCGTCTGAACCAGTATCTGTGCCACTTCCAGTAGCACAAGCAAAAAAGTTCAAGATCATTAAGACTGTTTTAGAAACAGAAACAGAAACAGAAACAGAAACAGAAACAGAAACAGAATCTCCAAAAATAGTTATACCAGTTGTAAAATCAGTCAAGAAAATAACCCCTGTAAATACAACTATATTGAATCGTAATTTCAAAAAGATGGCACAAGAGACACACTTTCTTCCAGTTGGAACAATTCTTATTACATCAGAAACCGATAAGAATCCAGCTATCTTTGCCACAATTACGAGAACACCCCTAGGTGCGCCCGCAATTCAGCCTTCATGGGACAAGACTAAATTCTTTACAGGTACATTAACGCCACCAGTCATGTTCTTGAAGGAAGCTACTAAACACTTCAAGATCATGTCATCAAAACCGGTTGATACTAGCAATGCGTGGAATAATGTTTACAAAAGAAATACAGACGGAACAAATATTTCTCTAGCAGATCTTTGGAAACAGACTGTATCTTAAGTCTTTCTTTCCTCTGGTTCTATAACAGATCCAGGTTCAACATATATATTAGTATTTTCATCTCCATGACCAACTACATCAATATGTATATTAGACAGTGTGTTTGTTCGCACTAATTCATTACGAGCTGAACGATTTTTTATTTTATTGAGAACTGCATCGGCTTGAGCGTTCTGTTGCTTAAGTAATTTTACCCAATCAGTGGCATCATCTTTAAATTCAGGTTCAGGTTTTTTCATCGCGCTCATCACAGCCCCAGATAAGTCGTATAGTTTCTGTTCAACAGCCTTCTTAATCATTTGGTCAAGATCAGGTACAATAGCTTCGCGCATTGTCTTCTTTTTATGCATGAGCATGAGCGCCGCCTCTCCAGATAACATTCGTAGACGCGCACCCCTATCCTCGAAGACACGTGTATGTTCAAGTCCGTGACAAATTTCAGGCTTCTTGATATCAGGTTGGTTCTTAAATTCTCTTTCGAATTCCGCAATGATTCCATCGGGGATCGGAGGAGACTGTTCAATCAGACGATCAAGCTCGGCGCGACATATTTTTAAAAAATCCATAGCATCAATACGCTCAATTGGATTGATCGCTAGTTCAACCGCAATTTGTCTCTGAAATTTACCCCACGAAATTCCAGCTACGCGGTGTGCTTCACTTCCTTGAGCATATCGCAAGAAGTTTCCAAGTGTAGTTAAAATTCCGGCAAAAATAGAAACAATTCCAATGCCGGCACCTACATAATTTTTTAGATCAGGGTTATCAGGGGGTATAAAACTTCCGAGGGCAAAATTGGCTGTTCCCGTCAGTGTTGATAAGATAATGACAGGAATTGTAATTGACATATTTAAACTGGAATACTTCTTTTCGCAGCGATCATGTAGCCAACGATAGCAGCCAGCCTTATCAGCCCATTCTGCCATAAGTGTCTCTTGCTCCTTCGCCCAACCATTTAAAAACTTCTTCTTGGCGGGTGATGCCACGTTTCCAGATATATCTGTAATAGAATTGGCTCTAGAACGATTATCTGTAGGTGTTGTCTGTCCTGACATAGTGCTCTATTGTAGAATAATTTATTTTTATTGATCAAGTGCCACGACCACGAAACCCGCCGCGACCACGACCACGACCACGACCACGAAATCCACCGCGACCACGACTCGTCGTACCGGTATCACCCTCTTTTGTATCAGAGCCAATCGCCTTTGAGCGTGCCTTCTGCTGCAAGCCAGTCTGATAAATTCGTATTGCTGCTTCCTCCGTCAAACTCTTCGGATCCAATCCTTCAGGTAAGCCAACAAACGCAGGTTTCTTTCCTTTTGCAGTCGTCTTTTTAAACATGAACACGCCGTATTGTCCCGTACGAAATTCGAAATCACCCAAACTGTGAAGAACTGAATTCTTCTTTGCTGTTAAGCGCCCCTGAACAGACTCTACTGTATCATCTTCCTGGGCGGGAATACGAATTGTGCCGCATTGATAATATTTACCAAACGGTCCGGACTTGAGAAGAATTGGCTGCTCCTCGAACTCTCCCCAGGCAGTCCCTTCAACTGCCAGAAGCTTCTTCTCTACAAACGCAATCGCCGCTTCCTCGGTCAAGTCCTCGAATTTTAGTCCCTCAATCCATCCATAGAATGTCGTCTTCTCCTTATCGCCTGACTCATCCTCCTTCAACAGTATAGGACCCTTCTTCGAGAGAACCGCCTTCAGACCTCCAGGAAATTCCTTCACGCGACTGTTTTTTGCGTCAGCACCAGCTCCAGCACTCTTTAATTTTGCTACTGTATCCTTATATGAAGACCATGTATCTCTACATAACTGTTTCCATGGTTCCTTTCCTTCTGCAATGCTATCTAGGCGCGCCTCCATTCGACTCGTAAACGCATAGTCGAAGAGACCGGAAAACTCGCGCAAGCAGAAGTCGAGAATACGAACTCCCAGATCTGTAGGAGCCAATTTATCCTTTTCGGCGCCCACTTTCTTTGTCTGTTCTACTTCTGTAGGAACCAGCTGTCCAAGCACAGTGAGAAGCAAATGCTTAATTTTGATTTCGCGAGCAGGATAATTCTCTTTCTTTACATATTCCTTATCCAAAATCGTGGAGATCAGCATTGCGAAGGTACTGGGGCGACCAATTCCCTTCTTTTCCAATTCTCTTACAAGTGTTGCCTCATTGAAACGACCGGGTGCCTTTGTAACAATAGGAAAGGCTTCTAATGAAGTCCACTTGACCTTATCACCAACCTTTATAGCAATGGCTCGAGCCCAAGTCGCCTCATCGTTTTCCTTTGATTCCTCTTCATCGCCGTCCAAATTACTCTCACTTACACCAATACGTTTCCAGCCGAGAAAGATGGTGCGCTTCCACTTCGTGACCCACGGGAATTCAGAGGGATCTCCATCGGCAAGCAGGGTAACAGTATGTTCCTCGCCCTTACATGACGTCATTACACTCTGAAGGGCACGATCCCGAATGAGCTTATAGATTCGCCTATCAACAGCTGACCAGTCTTCTGTCGTGGGAAGATCTACCGTTTCAAAATGAGTGGGACGAATGGCTTCGTGTGCCTCTTGGGCTTTGACATCGGACCCTGCCTTTTTCACTGGAGTGACATCGTCACTCTGTACGTAAGCATCGCCGAACTCCTTTCGCAACATTTCTTTTGCAGTCACAGTTGCTTCGCCTGAAAGAATTGCGTGATCCGTTCTCATGTAGGTAATATGCCCAGCCTCATAGAGTCGCTGTGCAATCATCATGGTCTTTTTCGGATTACAGCTGAACCTAGCAGAGCCTTCTTGCTGTAGGGTGCTTGTAATCAGCGGCTTCGGTGCAGACAGAGACCAAGGTTTTGTCTGAGTCGATTTTATAGTCCCACCGGCGTCATTGTGGATATTTTCCAAGAAATTGCGAGCGGATTCTTCATCGGCAAGGTCATCTACAAGAGTTGCCGCCATCTGAGTCGTTCCTTTCAGCCAGGTACCGCTGAGTTTCCACGATGTTTCGCTTGTAAATCCCGTGATCTGTCTCTCTCTTTCCACGACGAGGCGCAGTGCAGGGGTCTGGCAGCGTCCTGCACTCAGAGCATTTCCTACATGAGTCCAGAGAAGCGGGCTGATTGTAAATCCGACCATCATATCGAGAATAGAGCGCGCCTGCTGAGCATCCACCTTATTCATATCAAGAAGGCGTGGCTCTTGTACAGCCTTTACTACAGCAGCCTTCGTGATTTCATGAAACACGGATCTCTTTGCCTTCTTGGGGTCTAAGTCAAGAAGAACCGCTACACTGTAGGCAATGGCTTCACCTTCACGATCATCATCTGCCGCTAGGTAAATTTCCTTCATACCTTTTGCGGACGCCTTGATTTGTTGAATGGCTTTCGCCTTCTCTTTTTGGAAGGTGAAACGAGCGTCGAAGTCACGATCCAAGCCGATGGCATCAAGTTCGGACTCGAGTGCTCTGATGTGCCCCATACTGGCAATGACGGTCCATCCGTCTCCCAGAAAGCCTTGAATTTTTTTACACTTTGCTGGACTCTCAACAATGACGAGTGACATTTGTATACTATTAAGTAGACTGTAAGTTCAGCCCAATTTTATGTAGCCGAAAAATTGAAACGTGGCGCCGCCATTCAATGTGTAGTCTAAACACAAGTAATAATGAGCAACAACACGTCGTTTCGTGCGTGGGCACCTACTGCGCGTCCACAGACGACTACTGCGCATCCACAGACGACTACTGCGCGTCGACAGACGACTACTGGACGTCCACAGACGACTACTGGGCGTCCACAGACATCGTCTCGTAGTAATTGGAGGCAAACAAATGCAAACGACTTTCCTATTCTAGTAACAAGTGTAAAGAATACATCCTCTGTTCCGTCTACGCCTTCCTTGGCTGCGCGCCTTGCTATTGCCATTAAGAATGACGAAGAGCAAATTCTTGTAAAGAAGCAGCTTGAGAATAAGGAAAAGCAGAAGGAGGATAATTATATCCATATTCTACCTATGTCGCAGTATGGGCGCGTGAAGTACTTAGCAGAGAAGAGAATCAAGGAAGAGAAGAAGAAGGAGGCTGAAGCTTATGAGCACGAGTATCAGTGGCAGATCTCACGAGAGATCAGCCGTGATGTCTTTGAGAGTGAATATGCTTATTCAATTCCCCTTTCAACTCACTATGAGAATCTACATGACAATAATGAAGATAGTGAAGAGTAAAACAAGAAACATAATCAAAAGATAACAATTTAAACGAACATTACTTTCTTTTTTACCAGCACTTACATATTTTTCCATCATTAGATCAAGTTTAATGATTTGGCAATATGAATGTGATGATGTATGTAGTTCAGTATTACTGAATACGAGACATGGTAAACCATGTGATTCAAAAATAACATAACCGCTCTGTAAAGCATTTAAATTAT